AAAGAGGTTCGAAAAAAATGAAGTTGCCGTGGATTAAATTCTTTGTGGCAGACTGGCTTTCAGATGAGGCTCTGCGGTCTTGCTCGGTTGAGGCTAGGGGTCTTTGGGCTGATATGATTTGCTTAATGGCAAAGTCAGATCGACACGGATATTTGCTTATCGGCGGCAATCCAGCTCGAAGCGAACAGCTTGCCAGAATTTGCGGCCTAACTCCGCAACGGACATCCGAGTTGATGGATGAGTTGCACGCATCGGGAGTGTTCAGCTTCGACAAAGAGACCATCATTTCACGCCGAATGGTTAAGGACGAGCAGTTGCGTAAGTCAGACGCTACTAGGAAGATGCGTATGCGTCACGGCGATGTCCAGAGAATGTCCAGAGAATGTCCCATCGAAAGTCCGAGGCAGAAGCTAGAAGCCAGAAGCAAGAAGCTAGAATATACAAGGACGCAAGAGCGTCCTATGCGTGCGGATTGGATTGGGTATGCAAAAGAAATTGGATGGATAGGAACGGATGTGGAAAGTGCTTTTGATTATTATGAGAGCAACGGATGGAAGGTGGGAGGCAGGGCATCGGTTAAGGACTGGCGAGCTTGTGCCAGAAATTGTCAGAGACGGAGCAACCAACAACCAATGAAGGGAAACAACCAACCAATGAAGAAACCAATCAAATCGGGGTGCGAATCCCCACCAACCTATAAATTAGCTGGATTCAACACTCATAGCGACTGGGTAGAAGCGGGGTGTCCGTGATTGCTCATCCTCAAGAGCTAGTCATAGCGGCAACCATCCACCGGGTTAAGCTATGCGAGGACAAATTGCGTGAGTTTGAGCAAATGGTGACCACACTCACCGCCACAATGGCACAAAATCGAGCAGAATTGGCCTCACAAGGGCTTGAAAAGCTCGTAATGGGTGTAACTACCCCCCTAGACATCCCAAAAGAGCTTATTCCCACTCGCGGAAAGGATGGAGCAAGGCGAAATCGTGAATACTCCACAGTTAGGAAGCGATGGACGCTCTGGAAGCACCAACTAGATAGCGGAATGTCGATGAGCGAGCTTGCGAGGGCTTGGGGAGTTCACAGAACAACCATAATGAACGCAAAGAGCCGCAACTTTGCTGTTCGCAAGGCCAAAGGAGGCTCAAGATGATTTCTATAGTTGAAGCAGAGCAGTTTGAGTTGCCTTTTATGAGAACCACGCATCCAATAAAGACCGAAGGCCACGACCAGAACGCTCGCATCCTAGCACACTTGCAATCGGGTCGAACACTCACGGCTTTGGAGGCACTCGATTGGTTCAAGTGCTTTCGATTGGCTAGCCGAGTTTGTGATTTGCGGAAGGCTGGTTACGATGTGCAGAAGCGAACAGTCAAAACCAACAGCGGCAAAAACATCGCCCAGTATTATTTGTCTTGTTGAATAACCCAAAACCACCCCTTGCATCAAACCAGACTCAAAGTAGCTTAAAAACTCAATGAACGAATCTTATGTAACCGCAGAGGCAAAGGCCAACGGCATACTTTCCGACCGCTACCCCGGAAAGGAACTGGAAAAGCTCTATGCCACGACTCGCAACCAAGCCACGATTGATATGTTGAGAGATGCCGTGTTCACGCTAATCACCAACGAGATTCCGACTTGCACGATTGCCGAGGTGCTAAAGAAAACACACGGAGCAATCCAGTATCACCTTCGATATTTAGAGGGAAGGGGAAAGATCAAAAGACCCAACAAGCGATGTCATTGGACGGAGGTGAAGCGTGAAGATTAACAAGATGGAGGCCAAGGCAATCGAGGAACAGATCGACAAGCTTAAGACTCCGATTGACAACGAGCAAGGCAAAAGAACCAAGGGAGACGAATCCCCATCGAGACGCTACCGCCACCTATGCGAGCGTCTCCACTTCTTAACGATGAAAAAAGCCATCATCATCCTAGCCATCACGCTCTTGTGTTCAAGCCAAGCGGCTAACATAATGATTGAAACCCCAAGGCCACCAGCCAAGAAAACCATCAAGGCTCGCATCACGGCATACTGGTTGGGAGAGGACGAGTTTGGCTACAAAAGCTCTACTGGAAAACGGTTAGTTTCTGGCAAGTCTTGTGCAGTAGACCCAAAAATTATCCCTTACGGAACGACCTTACTAATCGAGGGCAAGGCATACCACGCTCACGATACTGGTACGGCGGTTATCTCACGGAAGGCATCGGGCAAGACCAAGCTCCCAGTTGTAGACCTTTTCTATGCCACAGAACGGCAAGCGAAGCGAGAGTTGGCAAGGGTGGGACGGACAGCACTTGTAGAAATCCAATGAACCACCAAGGCCAAGACCCAGCCGACAGCATCTTGGCATCCTACACGCCAAATATGGCAGACCATATCGACACCCTAGAAGATCGTGTGAAGGAACGGCTTGCCCAAATGAAGGCGATGAACCCAGCCATTGACCTAGACCAACTAGCCAAGCTCACGGCAGAGGTGGTAGAGCAGACCATAAAACACGAAGGCGATTCCCAGATGTTGAGGCATAGGCGGGACGACACCTTGGATGAGGCACTACTAGCCCTAGCCAGCAACCGAAGCCCAGACAGCCTAACCTCAATCGCAAAGCGTTATATCAACCCCTCGACTGGGAAACCTTATACGAGGGCGGCTATTTCGGCACGCCTTACGGAGTTGAGCCAACGCACCGGGCTAGTTTTACGCATCCAACGGAGCGAAAGGGTACGCCAAATCTACAAGGAACGAGCCTTGAGGGTTCACAAAAAGAGGCGGGAGGAATGCCCAAAATGGAACAAGGATGCTTGGGTCAAGGGCATAAAAAAGCGAGGGAAAAAACGGTGACAACTGGGTCAAAAGTAGTATGTGTGGACGATAGATTCCCGCCCGACATCCTAGCCTTTTACAACGCCCTACCAATCAAGGATAGGCACTACACAATAAGGGGCATAGGCATAGGGGTAGGCTTGAACGGAGAGGCAGGGGAGGTGGTCGTGTATTTGGAGGGACTAGAGAACCCCTGCTCAACTGTCCCGCCCTACCCGGAGCGAGGCTTTGCCCAGCATAGATTTCGAGAGATAGAACCACCCGCAGAAGTTGAGGCCGAGGAGTTGGCCGAGGCTTACGCATAACCCAAAAAGGACATCCCAAAATGAGCGAAAAGCAAATCGGAATGGAGCTACAAAAGACAGTCAAGCAGTTAGAAAAGGCCAAGGAAAATGCCATACAACAGATGGGGGAGGCGATAGGGCTGGCGGCAGACGCTGGCGACCTGCTCCTATCAGCACGGGTAGAGGGGCTAGACCTAGAGGCCATCCAAGAAATAGCACAAATAAACGGTGAGCAAGCAAGGCGGTATGAGCGTGTGGCAAAGGCAAGGCCATCCCTGCAAGCCCCCACCCCCGGTGGCCTCAAGCAACTAGCCCTTTGGACTGGGCTACTACCCGACCCCATTGAGACCAGCAACCCCAAGGCCGAGCAAGCGTGGCATAGCTACATCATCAAGGCTCGCCAATGGCTTGCCCGAAAGAGCGTAACCCATTGGACACCAGCCCAAAAGACCCAGTTCCTTGAAGAAGCTCGTCCCATTGTTGAGGCGTTCAAGGAGGCGGGGGGCGAGCTATGACAAAAGTGATATGCTACTTACGCAAGTTTTTACACAAGGCACAAGTGCGACTTACGCAAGTAGGGTCGTTGATTATAGGGTACTTACGCAAGATAGGGTCAATAGTGCGTAGTATCAACAAGTTAGGAGACTCCTACAACGCAAAAAGCACCCAAAACAGGTTCCGACCGCGACTTTTTTGTGAGAGTTGACCGAAGAATCTTTATGTCAAACACTTACACCACAAATCTTGCGTAACTTTTTTAACAACTATGAAATACCCCTGCTTGCTTACCAAAAAAATCAACGAAATTTCTTCGGCAAAATATAACCCAAGAAAAATTACAGATGAGGCGATGGGTCGATTGACCAAGAGCCTAGCGGAGTTTGGAAACATCCAGCCGATCACTTGGAATGTGCGAACTGGGAATGTTGTCGGAGGCCACCAGAGGCTCAAGGTCTACAAGGCTATGGGCAAAACCGAGGTCGATGTTTGGGCGGTTGATCTGGATGAGCAAAAGGAGAAGGCGGCCAACATAGCCCTCAACAAGTTGAGTGGAGAGTTCGATATGCCGATGCTCAAAGACATTTTAGAAGAAATCGATACTGGCGATCTGGATATGGAAATTACTGGGTTTGGTATGGACGAGATTGCCTTGATGATGGAGGACGCACACCCAGAAGTAACCGAGGACGAAGTGCCAGAAGTTCCGGTTGATGCCATCACCAAGCCGGGTGACTTGTGGATTCTTGGGGAACACCGAGTGCTTTGCGGAGATTCAACAAGCGAGGCAGATGTGTCTAGGCTTATGAACGGAGAAAAGGCAGATATGGTTTTCACAGACCCGCCCTATGGCGTTAATTATGATGGAGGACACGCAACAGATAAGCGTAGGGAAAAACTTAAAAACGATAACTCCACGCTAATCTACGACGACTCTGTTCCAAATATGTTTAGGCACTCGAAAGATGAGGCCGCACTATATTTATGGTTTGCCGCAACCAAGTCGCTCCAAGTCCTCCAAGTCCTCCAAGCAAATAATTATGTGATTCGTAGTTGGCTCATTTGGAATAAAAATCAAGCTCAATTCGGAGCTATTGGGGCACAATATAAGCAGAAGCACGAACCTTGCTTGTATTGTTTCAAAAAAGGACAAAGCCCATATTGGAACGGGCCGAACAATGAGGTTTCTGTTTGGGACGAAAAGCGTTCAAGAATAAACGAGTTTCACCCGACACAAAAGCCAGTTGAGCTATCTGCAAGGGCATTAGCAAATTCTTGCCCAGCAAGCGGGCTGGTTCTCGATCTATTTTTGGGTTCTGGTGCAACTCTTATTGGTGCAGAACAAACCAAACGCAAATGCTACGGAATGGAAATCAGCCCCAACTACTGCGATGTGATTGTGAAGCGATGGGAAAACCTTACTGGCAAAAAGGCCACGCTTGCCAAATGAATGAGGACTATCCCTCCGCAGTAAAGCTATCCAATGATTACCCAAAAAGAACTTCGAGAAAAGTGGGGCATCGATGCCGGGCAGTTGTCTCGAATGGTAAAGCGAGGAATGCCCCTCACTTCCGAGTCAGACGCTCAAAGATGGAGGCTCGCCAACCAGAAGCGGGTGAGCAAATCACAGATAGCCCGAACACCATCCCCGACCTCATCAGAGCCATTAAAAGACTCGGATGCCGAGTCATACAAATCGAAAACCTCGCTTGGCAGATTGAATCGAGCGAAGCAAGCCGAGGTAGTTGCTTACTCATTGGTAGCTACGGCGGCAAACAATCAAAACCCAGTAGCTATGCGGTCGGCAGTTCAGGGATGGGGCGAAGCAAAAAAGCGAGTCGCAGAGGCCGAAATGGAACACGCTCGGTTCGAGGAAGTAACCAGAGTGCTAGTGAGAATGGACGAGGTTCGAGAAGTGTTCGGCAAATGGCTAGGAGCAATTAGAAACCTAATGGATGCTATGCCTTCGAGCTTGGCGGCCAGAGCAAACCCTAGCGACCCAGAGTGTGCTAAAAGGGCTATCCAAGAGGGCATCGATCAAATCTTTGTGACTATTCAGAAAGCAGAAGGAGCATTCAAATGAACGAGTGCTTTATTGTTTTGCTGGTAGCAATCGCAATCCTTGGCATAGTGCTTCCATTCTTTGACCGATGAGAACTTTATCCGAAAAAAAATTTAGGAAAAGATACAAGAATAGGAAACGAAGAGATAATTATGTTTGGGTATGGGAATATAAAGCAAATACTCCGTGCAAGGATTGTGGTGGTAAGTATCATCCGGTTATGATGGAGTTTGACCATAGATCACCAACAGAAAAAACAGGGCTAGTTTCGGGTCTAATGAGTTCGTCTTGTAATAGAATAATGAAAGAAATTGAGAAATGTGATTTGGTCTGTTCGAACTGCCATCAATACAGAACATATACACGAGGTCAGCATAGGCTGGCTAGGCTTGGCAGGAGATGGGGCGAGAAAGAATATCCAGACTCAAGCCATCAGCAACTCGATCTAATGTTCGTGAATGCCACATAATGAAACGCTCTCCACTTAAACGCAAAACCCCACTCAAGAGAGGCGGGAAACTACGCCGAGTATCTGCAAAGAGAAAAGGCCAGAACGAAGTCTATAAAGATGTGCGAGAGAAGTTTCTGATCAACAATCCAATCTGCCAAGTGTGTCGTTGCAAGATGGCAAGCCAAGTTCACCATAGGCGAGGAAGGTTTGGGGATAGGCTCAACGAGATGGAGTTCTTCTTGGCGGTTTGCTTTGAATGCCATCATCAAATCCATATGAACCCAGCTTGGGCATATGCAAAAGATTATCTGGTCAAGAGATGAACCAGATTGATGAGGCCAAGAACTTCGCTCGCCTTTTATTTGAGCCAAGGGAACAACTTTCAATCCCAGAATGGGCAGAGAAAAACTTAACGCTTTCAGCTAGGGTTACGAACATACCCGGTGCGTACTCGACAAACCTCACACCCTATGTCCGTGAGCCCCTAGAGGCTTTTGGCGATGATTCGATTCGTAGGGTGGTGTTGGTGTGGGGGGCACAAACAAGCAAGACCACAACGATTCTAGCTGGCCTAGCGTACCGAATAGCAGAGAGACCTTGCCCCGCATTGTGGGTAATGCCGAGCGAGCATCTTGCTAGGTCTTTCACGGAAACTAGGTGGTTGCCAATGATCGATGACTGCCCAGCCCTAGCCAAAGAAAAGCCAGACAACACCGACAAAATAAAAATCCTAGAGCAACACTTCAAGCGATGCTCGGTCTGGTGGGCTGGCACTAGCCCCTCGGCTCTTTCCAGTCGCTCGATTGCCTTGTTGTGTATGGATGAGGTGGACAAATTCCCAGAGCAAGCGGGGTCGGGGCGAGAAGCAAACCCAGTTCAACTAGCAGAGGCCAGAGTAAGCACCTACCCAAACCATCTCATCATAGCAACCAGCACCCCGACAACCGCAGACTCGATCATTTGGAGCGAGTGGCAAAAAGGGGATATGCGTTTCTATTTCGTCCCTTGTCCTCATTGTGGGCATAAGCAGAAGCTGGTCTGGGGGCAAGTGAAGTGGGACGAGGCGGCAAAGATCGAGGATGGAGTTTATGATTTTAAGCTAGTTAAATCCTCCACCTACTACGAGTGCGAGGAGTGCAAGGGCAAGATTCAAGACGGCCAGAAAACCAAGATGCTCCGAGAGGGGGAGTGGAGGGCAACTAATCCCAAGGGCGAACCAGCCAGACGCTCCTATCACCTCAACGGCCTATACGCTCCGTGGGTTAGCTTTGGAAGTTTGGCGGTGAAGTTTCTGCAAGATAAATATAATGTAATCATAGGGCTACAAGACTTCGTGAACCGAGTTCTAGCAGAACCTTGGATGGAACACGAATCAGAGAAGATGGAGATTGTGGCTGGCGATTACAAGATGGGAGAAGTCAGAGTAAATGAGAAGCTGATTATGGCTTGCGACATCCAAGAGGCAGGGGGCTTTCACGCTTGGTGCGTTGTTCGTGCTTGGGATTTAGAGGGACGCTCTAGGCTTGTGTGGGCTGGAAGGCTTGAGACTTGGGGAGACATTCAAGCCAAGGCAGAAGAGTTTGGCGTAGAACATAAATGCGTTTTCTGCGATTCGGGCGATCAAACCAGAGATGTTTATTTGAATTGTTGTAAGAATGGTTGGATGGCCTTGGTCGGTTCAGATCGCACTAGCTTCTCTGAAATTGTAGATGATCGAAAGCTCCAACGCCCTTACGCTCGAATCGCAAATGGAGACCCCTTCAGCGGTAAGGCAGTTCAATCAAAGACAGGGTGGAAGTGGAAGTTCTGCCCAGTTTGGCGTTGGTCGAACCCATCCATCAAAGACATCTTATCAAATCTCTTAAAAGAACCCGGCTACATCGCTCTCGACACCCCCGATGTTTGGCGAGTGCATATCGAAGCAGAGGTTAAGGTGCGGGTGAAAAATCCTATGACTGGAAGGGAAAGGCTTGTGTGGAAGCAAGTGGGGAAGCATAATCATTTGATGGACTGTGAATGTATGAACATCGTTGGTGCGGCTTTGTATGGGCGGTTGAAAGTCTCACCCGCAAGTTTGACAGAGGAGGTTGAGAATGGCGAAGGGTGATTTCATTGGGCTACCCCTTGCTACCCTAACTTCTCTTCGTGACAAGTATGTTACTTGTTTAGAGGCGATTGCGGTGGCGGGTTCAAGCTATTCGATAGCTGGTCGTTCGTTTTCAAGAGCGAATCTCGGTGAGGTAAGAGATACGATTGCGGAATTGACCCTAGCCATTCAGTCTGTTAATGGTACTCGCATCCGCACAACTTACACAAAGTTCTCGTGAAAAAAGCCCAACTCAATTTAATAGATAAAGCCGTTGCTTTTCTGAACCCGCAAGGGGCAGTTAATCGGATGATTGCACGACAAAAGCTCGTCAATTTCTCTTACGATGCAGTTAAATATACAAGGGAAAGAAAAGGGCCGAGTGCTCTTTCTGGTGCGGAAGATTATCACTCTAACTATGACCGAGTAGAGTTGATGAAAAGGGCGAGGGATTTGGCAGAGAATGTTGGCCTTGTTCGCTCCATCCTAATGAAGTTCGCAAGCCACACCGCCGCAAACATCTCCTACCAAGCCCGAACCGAGAACCCCGAAGTCAATACAGAGGTTGAGGCATATTGGGCAGAGTGGTGGGACAAGTGCGATCTAACCACAAGACATACTGGCTCAACCCTTATGCAAGTGGCGATGATGAGTATGTTGCGGGATGGTGATTTCCTTTTCGTTTTGGTTCGAGACAAGGACGGCAACCTAAAGATTCAAGGCATTGAGGCAGATAGGTTGGGAGACCCATTCAAGGTTTATACAAGCCTAGATTTGATCGGTGGAATCCATATTGATCGGGATACTGGTGCCCCAAGTGCCTATGATATTTATAGTCGAAGCATTGGCGATTTCTACACCTATCAGACAACCATCCCATCCAGTCAAGCCTTCCACTTGTTCGACCCGCTCCGCATCGACCAGTACCGAGGAATCTCTGCTTTCCATACAGCCATCAATGATTGCACAGACATCTACGATATTATCAACTTCGAGAAGATGGCCGCAAAGAACGCAAGCTCGCAAGCTGGCATTGTGAAGAGGAATAACAACAATGCCTCCGATCTCTCCTCGCTGACAAACGATGAAGACCTCAATGGCAACACAATCAAGCTAGAGGCGATTGAGTCTGGCAAAATTTCCTATCTAGAACCCGGTGAGGACATCGTGTTCCCAGATGGGCCGAGCCGACCCTCTGGTGCATTCGCCGAGTTCCACAAGATTCTTTTAAGGAACATTTGCCTTGGCTTGGGCATCCCTTACTCATTCGCCGTAGACCCTTCCGCTATGTCTGGCCCGACTGCTCGCCTTGAGATGCAACAAGCAGGGCGAACCTTCCGTAGATACCAGAAGCTCCTAGATGATAAGGTTCTCCGACCCATTAAGAACATCGTTATTGCCGATGGAGTTGCAAGGGGATTGATCGAGAAGAATGTTGGGAGCAGAACGACTAGAGGCATTTTCAATTTCGGGGCGAATGTATCTATTGATTTAGGCCGAGAATCCGCTTCCGCAATCTCCGAGTTCAAGACCGGCCTCAGAACTGCCGCCGACATCTACGCCGAGCGAGGCCAAGATTTTGAAAGTGCTATGCGACAAAGGGCTATTGAGGCCAAGCTGATTAAAGACTTGGCAGAGAAGTATGGCGTAGCCCCAGAAACCATTTCCGATATTGTTACGCCTACACCCCCACAACCCCAACTACCTCCCGCCCCCGCCCCTAAACCAGTAGTACCCATAGAGGATAAACCAGAGGAGGATGAGGATGAGGGAGGCGATCAGAAGCCAATTCCAGAAGACCCCATCGAACCATCCTCCGAAGAATTAGAAGTTAAAAAAAAAGATACTGAAGAAGCACTAGCAAAACTCGACCCAGCGTCTATCAAGATGCTGATTGAGGGGATGATGGGCGGGATTGAATTGGCAAAATACGATGGGATTGATTTTACCCCACCACAAGGGGCTAGGGATGCCGCTAAAAGAGCCTTAGATGTGCGGGAAGGCAAACCAGCCAGCCAAAGGGGAATGACCCCAGTCGGAATCGCTAGGGCGAGAGATTTGATAAATGGAGTGAAGCTATCTCCCGACACAGTAAGGCGAATGTTGAACTTCCTGACTCGCCACGAAGTCGATAAGAAGGGCGCAACTTGGGATGAGCAGGGCAAGGGCTGGCAAGCGTGGCACGGATGGGGTGGAGATGCTGGATATGCTTGGGCAAGGAAAGTGGTTGGACAGATGGAAGCAAGGGACAAGAAAGAACTTGCAGAACCAGCTTCTTGCCCAATCGCAACTCAAGACATCAAAACCAACCTAGCCAATAGGCAGACAGCCGTGGACGATGCGAACTACGGCCCAGCCAATCCGAACGAGCCAAACGATGCTTACTGGAAAGCCAAGGCAGATGAGTTCCAAGGCGATGTAGCCACAGCCAAGAAGATGCTTTGTGGTAATTGTGCGGCCTTCGACCAGAGGAGCAAAGTTCTAGGGTGCATTAAGAGGGGCATTGGTGAGGACGCAAACGAGGTGGCTATTGCTGGCGATCTGGGTTACTGCGAGATATTTGATTTTAAGTGTGCGGCCAAAAGGACTTGTGACGCTTGGATTGTGGGCGGGCCGATTACAGATAAGAAAGAAGAACTAGCCCGACCAGTAAGTCAAACCCCAGCCCCTCCAAAGGAACGAATCAAAGGCTCAAAGGAGAACCCCGAAGGCACAGCATCCACTAGAAGCAAAGCTGGTGACATTGAGATTTCAGAGCAGAACGAAGAAGCCCTCAAGAACAAGATTGCCGAGTTCAAAGACAAGCACCCATCAAGGAAAGCCCCCACGCTTGGAGCATTGAAGAAAGTGTTTCGTAGGGGGGCGGGTGCGTTCTCGACTAGCTTTAGGCCAACGATTACCGGGGGAAAGCCAAACTCTAGGAATGCTTGGGCGATGGCTAGGGTGAACAAGTTTCTCAAGATGGCTGGCGGGGGTGAGGTTAAAGAAAGCTACCGCAAGGCAGACGGCGATCTTCTTTGACATAATCTAGGCATTTATGCCTTTACCCCTACCTTCCGCTGACGAATCAGAGCAAGACTTTGTTTCCCGCTTTATGGGAGACGAGCAAGCTATCAGCGACTTTCCAGACGAAACACAAAGGGCGGCGGTTGCCTATTCTACTTATAGGGATGAGGAGATGGAGGAAATGGAGCTAGGTGGAGTTAGCATTTTGGAGGTGGGGGAGGCTAAAGGACACGACCTTTTCGTGGATAAGATCAGCCTAGAAACCGCCCTCAAACTTATGAAGGGAGCAAGGAACGGAATTAAGGTGAAGATCAACCACGGCTCTGGTCTCGAAAGTGTCGTAGCCTTCGCCAGAAATCCCCGCATCGAGGGGGAAAAGCTGGTGGCCGACCTTCGCCTTCTCCGCAACTCGCCCCACTACGGATTGATTAAAGAGATGGCATCGGAAGCCCCCGACCAGTTTGGGGTTTCATTAGCTTTCGTGAATGAGTCCGAGACCATTAACGGAAAGGACTACATTCGACCCCAGAGCATCGCCTCTGCTGATTTAGTTTCCAGCCCAGCCGCCACAAACGGATTGTTTGAGGAGATGGTGAAGTTTATGGAAAAACTCGGTTATGTGCAGGGAGGCAAGACCATCCCAGCCGTAGCCAAAGAAGCCGTGGAGGAAGCTCCACTTGACAAAAAGGACAAAACAAATATGGAAAACAATTATATGAAAGATATCGAGGACATCAAGGTTCGCCTAGCGGCCATTGAAGATTCGATGAAACCCAAGAACGAAAAGATGGCCGAAGCCCCTGTAGACGAGCAAGCTGTTGCCAAAGAAGATAAGGCAGTTGCCGAGGGTGCAAAAGCCGAAGGCGAATCTGTTGATGAGGAAAAGCAAGAGGAGATGAGCGAAGTGGTGAAGAAGGTGTTGACTGAGTTCGGCATTAAGCCCATCCCCGCCTCCCCTTCAATCGAAGTTCCTTCCGAGAAAAAGGAAGAACCCAAAACTTTTGAAGCTCTCGTGGCCGCCCATAGCGACTACGGAACAAGCAAGCTCAAGGCAATGAAAGCCGTGATGCTATCTAACCCAACCGAATACACCGAGGCATTGTCTCGTGGTATTACGAAACTCTAAAGAAGGATAATACTAAAATGGCTACAAATATTGACGGTGGTGCAGTTCGCACCTTTAACTTTGCCTCGGCGATCTCGGCTTACCGATTCGCAGAGATTCACACGGACGGCACGGCTCGTGCGGCTGTTTCCGGTTCTGCTCGTTGCATTGGTTCTACCATTAGCGATGTAGCGGCTGGCGACAACGGAGCAGTCAAGCTGTTCTACCCAACCTTTTTTGCAACCTCCGAGTACGGAATCACCGCTGGCAACCTTGTTGCTACGACTGGTTCTGGCCTCGTGACCACGGCGGCCGCCAATACTGGCGTCGTCGGAGTTGCCCTCGAAACTGCTCTTGCTGATGCAGTCATCGAAGTCGCAATTCCTCTAACCCAGTAATTTAACCTAAAAAAGAAAGACTAAAATATATGGCATATGTAAACGGCGGCACAACTATTCGGGCAGACATCAGCCAAGCGTTGATCGAAGCTCCTCAAGCCGACATCGGTTTGATCGGTTCGCAACTCCTCCCCTTGCAGAATGTAGATGCAAAGGCTGGAACATACCTCAAAGTTCAGTTGGCTGGTGGGGAACTCTTGACCAACAACGCTCTGGCTCGTGAAAGTGGCTCTAGCTACAGCAGGGGAATTCGTTCCTTCAGCTCGGCAAACTACGTAACGAACGAGGTAGGGCTGGAAGAATTAATTCCGGATGATGCGGCCAAGGACTTAAATCGTTTCTTCGCCTACGAGTCTGAAACAGCAAAGTTCTTGCTCCGTCAGTTGAAGCTCTCCCACGAGAAGCGGGTATCCGATCTTCTCTGGAACGCAACGACTCCCTTCACCATCGCCGATCAAACTCGTGCAGTTGCCTACACCCAAGCATTAGTGGCAACGGTTGATGTAGCTCGTGATGTGGCGGCGGCTAAATTGGCTCTTGCCCAATATGGTTACGAAGCGAATTGCGTTGCTATGTCTGCCAATGTGTTTGAGTTGATCAGACGCTCGACCCTCCTCCAGAATCAGTTCTTCGGAGTTATCTCGAATACTGGTGCTAGGTTGTTGAGCGAAGCTGAAATTGCGGCGGCTCTGGGAGTTCAGAATCTCCTCGTAGGCCGTGCGGCTTACAACACCGCTGGCAAGAACAAAACCTATTCTGGTTCGTTCGTTGTTCCAGACACCAAGATCATCGTAGGTCAGATTGCTGGTGGTGAGTTCACCGCTGGTGGAATCGGACGCACCTTGGTCTGGTCGGGTGACTCGGCTGGTGGTTTCGTCTCTGAAAGCTATCGTGACGAAGCTCGCCGTAGCCAAGTGTTGCGTGTGCGTATGAACACCGATGAGGTCGTAATTGACCCCAATGCGGCGGTTCGTATCACCACCAACTTCGCCTAAAGATTGTTGGTTGTTTCCTCTGAAGAAGGGGGAGTGGGTGAATAACCTGCTCCCCCTTTTTCTTTTAATTGACATCCCTTAATAACTAGAAATCCTAGTCTAAATGAAAATCCCTATTTCCCTTTACCTAATCGCTGGAAATGAAGAAGCCCACATTAAGCGAGTCATTGAATCTTTTAAGCCCATCGCAGAAGAAGTTATTGTTTGTATGGCTAGGGGGTCAGCTACGCCAGACAAGACAGAAGAGATCGCCCTTTCGCTTGGGGCTAAAGTCATTCATTACAAGAACAAGAAAACTGATTGGCCTCACATAGACGATTTTGCTTCTGCTAGAAACACAGCCCTTGATGCTTGTAAGAACGAGTGGTCTATTTGGGTAGATGCCGATGATGTAATGGCAGAGGATGGGGAGAAGGTTTTGCAGGAGGGGTTGGAACAAGCAGAAAAAGTGGGAGCTGAAATTGTTTGCTTTCGTTATCTAGTTGAGAATGCCGGGTTGAATCCTATTCGAGAGATGGCCTTGCGTAAGGGGTGTGGTAGGTGGAGGAATCGAGTTCACGAAGCCCTTGAGCCGAACGATAGGAACAAGTTATTAGCCATTGATAAAGTGTTTAGGATTCACCGCCCAATCACCAGCAAGGCAGATTCAGCAGATAGAAACCATCGCATCCTAGCAGACGAGCTAACCTCTACCCCCTTTAATCTTTACTATCAGCACCAAGAGTTTTTCTTGAGGGGTCAAGTGGATAAAGCGATTGAAGTTGGAGAAAGAGCCTTGGCTTTCCCAGACCTAGACGAAACTCTCAAATACGAACTTCTGTGCAACCTTGGCAGATGCTCACCCAATGAGAAACGATTTAGATATTTGGGGGAAGCTGTTGGGGTCAATCCCATTCGCAGAGAGGCTTACTTTTATTTGATGGCAGAGTATTCCGCAAGGGGTGATTGGGCAAAGGCTTGGCACTCTGGAAGGGCTTGTATGGCTATGCCAAAGCCAAATCTTCACTACTGGAATCAAGTTCACGCAGTCTACGATTGGCAAGCCCTCGATGGATACCGAATGGCCTCTATCTGCTACGGCCAAAAAGAGGAAGTAGCCAAGCTGGTGAATATGTATCCAAAGCCAAAGATAAGCATTGTCCACGCAACAAGAGGCCGCCCCCAGTTAGCCTTCCAACGAAAGATGCAATGGCTGGCTTTGGCTAAAGAACCCCTAGCAGTCGAGTGGTTGTTTATGGTCGATCACGATGAGGCGGTCGATTACACCCCACACGATGGCAAAAGAGTTAATCCGGGTGGAATTATCAATGCTTGGAATGAGGGGGCAAAGATGGCGAAAAGTGAGGTTATTGTGCAAATGAGCGATGATTGGAGTCCACCAAGGTACTGGGATGCCCTAATTTTGAGCAGAATCGACAACCTAGAGGCCGAAAGGGTGCTGGCAGTATCAGATGGCCTACGAACCGATAAACTGCTTTGTATGGCCATCCTAACGCAAAAGAGGCTACGGAAGCAGGGAGGGTATATGTTCCACCCAAGTTACCAAGATTCGGACGGCATATACTCCGACAACGAGTTTACGGAAAGAGCCTATGCTGATGATTGTGTAATTGAAGCTAGGGACTTGGTATTTAGGCACGAGAACCCTATGTTTGCAGGGGGCAATCCAGACGAACAACTAAAGAACCACAACAAGCCAGAGTTTTATGAGAAAGGAAAAGCCATATATGAAAAACGCAAAGCAAATAATTGGGTGTAGAAAAGCTAAAAAGGGAGAGAATACTGGGGGGCTTGGTATAATTACTTTTGGGAAATCTCGCATAGACAAAACAAGGTATGTGCTAGTCGATATTACCTATGATGGGAAGGCAGGGAAGGAATTGTATGAGGCTGGAATGTTGGCATTAAAGCACGACCCAGAAGCCGTGATTGAGTACGCAATCAAAAAAGCATTAGCGGGAATGGTGAAATGCAAGAAGTAACCATTCACGATTCTTTTGGGAAAGCCCTCGCAAAGTACAGCGAGGGATTAGATGTTGGACTAGAGATCGGGGGAGGAACTGGGGATGGCTCGACCCAATGTATTAGGACAAAAAGGCTATTCAGCATTGAGAACCACCCAAACCGCATTGGTAGGCACTCAATGAACCTATCGGCAAGGGGAGGCGTTTCGGTCAAGGGAACTGCAACCCTTCCGAAACTCTGGATGAACCAGTTGGATATAGCAGAATTTTACGGCACAAACAAAACTGCACTTAATCAATATCCCCTAGATCAAGTTCTTGGTTGGTATCACGAATGTATCGAATCTGCCGAACTCTACAGCACAAACGCAATCGAGGATATTCATTTTGACCATAATGTTGATTTTAACTTTGTTCTGATTGATGGCTCTCCCTTTTCTGGTGAGGCAGAACTGCGTTGCGTAAGGCCGTTCCTAGCGGAGAGGGCAATCATCGCCTTGGACGATATTAACGACATTAAAAACTGGGCGAACTACCATAAGCTCAAGGGATTTGCAGAACTGCTCTGGGAGGATTGGTCGGTGCGTAATGGGGCGGCCATATTTGAATTATGCTGACCATCTTTACCATCGTCCTCAATGGGATGCCCTTTATTGAGAGGCATCTAGCAGAGTTTCAAAAGCTCAAGATTCCTTGGAGATGGAGGATTGTCGAGGGGGTAAGTGAGCCAGTTGGATGCACCCGGTGGTGTAAGCAAGTTCCAGATAAATGGCATAAGGATTTCAAGAGCATAGACGGAACGCACGAATATCTCAATAGCATCCAAGGCGGGAATGTGATTGTTCATTCTCAAGGCAAGCCATTCAACGGAAAGCTAGAGATGATTCAGCAAGCCTTGTTTGGTGTAGATGATGGGGTTGTAATGGAAGTGGACGCTGACGAGATGTGGAGAGTAGAGCAGATCGAGGGGATTTACGAATGCTTAAAGGGGGCAGAGGAGGGGGCAACGATGCAGTTCCATTGTAACTTTTTTGTTGGAGAAAATAAGCGAGTAGTTACTAGGGAGGGTTATGGCTCTAACTGGTATGAGTGGATGAGGGCGTGGAAATGGGGAAAGAGTGTTTGCTTCACAAGCCACGAACCGCCCCGCCTAAACATCCAGTCTCGCCTAGTTCCAAGGGGAGTGACAGAAACTTGGGGGCTTGTATTCAACCACTATGCCTATGCAATCCAGAAGCAAGTCGAGTTTAAGGAAGATTTTTATGGCTACAAGGGATTGGTGGATGGTTGGAGGGAATTGCAAAAGACAATCGGCCCAGTTCGACTGAGCGAATACTTCCCACACCTACACGATAAGAGCGTAGCCGATGACTGCTAAAACAATCAAATACTCCCAGAGGCTAGGAGACATCATTCGTTGCCTCCCAGCTTGCAAATATCTAGCAGATCAAGGCCACGAGGTGTTCTTTGATTGCTTGCCCCAATACCACGGCATCTTTGAGATGGTTTCCTATGTAAAGGTTGGGAACAAGGGCGATGTGATAGACCTTGAGATTTGGCCTAACAAATACCAGCAATATCGTTTCTCAAATAAGACTTGGACAGAGTTTGTCTACTCACACTCAGCCATTAACAAGGCAGACCCAAAGGATATTCTATTCGACAAGCTGGACGATGCCCCAGCCAAGGGATTACCAGAAGCCTACAATATGGTTGCCCCATTTGGAATAAGCCAAGGGCATAAGAGAGACCCCCTGCAAATCATTGTTGAGGCAAGGAAGAAGTGCGGTGGAGATAATTTCTTTGTCCTATGCCAAGAGGGTACGGAGATTAAGGGATTACAAACCTACACAGCCCCCAATATACCAGAGATGGCTAGGGCGATAAGAGGGGCTAATGAGTTTTGGTCAATAGATAGTGGGCAAATGGCAATAGCGGCTGGGGTTAGGAAAGAAAGTAAGGTTGTGTATTTCCCTCAAACAATCGAGCCATTCGATAAGGACAATATCTTTATTTGGGACAGCGTAGAGATAAATTGACATAAGGGGTGGGTTTATGGCGGGGACAATCGATACCACCTATTTCTCAACCGATCTTACAAATATGATCGGAGACCTATACACAGTTGTCACCGGGCTTGGTTCTTCTGCTGTCTCTGCCTCTGTTACTGACTTAACGATTGCACAAGAGCTAGATGTGGGTGGAGAGATTTTGAGGGTTACGCAAAGTATGGTTGTGCCATCATCGGCTATTTCCTCGCCAGTAACTATCGGGGCTTATATAACAATAGGAACGGCAGAGAGAATGATTGCTGGCTTTCAACAAAGTGCGGATGGAGTTAGCTACACTATCGATATAGCTGACCCAACGACCTAATGATCTCAATCGAGCGTCAGATTGAGAATGGGCTGGCAACAGCCCTAGCGGGTATTTCTGGCGTTAATATATACAAGAGCGATACGGAAGGCCAACGACTGCTTCCCAGCCTAGTAATTCAAGCCTCTATTGGGTCGGAGGAAATTATCCCCTATTCTGGCGTATTTCGTTGCCCAGCCACAATCACCTATGCAACAAGGGCAGACACAACCACCCGAACAGATTTTGATGCTAAGTTTCAAGATATCTTACAAGTGATGTATCAAGAGCCTAATCTAGCTAGTGTTCTAACCACGGCCACTCTCAAGGTATTTTTGGCTAATGTGACATCAGAATCGCCAGACATTAGGTCAGAGAATAGGACTTGGGCAAAAACCATCTTCCTAGACATTTCCTGCACAAGTATATGATTAGCCCCCAGTTCAAGATAGAGGATGCCTTGGCGAGCCTATTAACGCCAATTTCGGGGCTTAATGTGTGTATAGCAAATAGGGTTGGGTTAAGGCTCTTCCCTTACGCAACCATTAAAGCCTCTATCGGAAGCCAGCAAATCGTCCCTTACTCTGGCGTATTTGAGATTAGTGTAGAACTCAACTATTCAGATTCGGCCACAAGAACCACCCAAGCCACATTCGATGACAATTATTACAACATCTTTTCTGCCCTATATAGCAATAACAATACATTAGTAACAAAAGTGCAAAACAAAGTGACTGATTTGAGGGTATTTATGGGAAGAATTACATCTCAATCTCCTAGCATAAGGGCTAATAAAAGGGCTTGGCAAAGAGGCTTAACATTATCATTTATCGTGACCCCAGACGCTAACGCTGATGGGTTGCGAGATTATGATTTCTCTGAAGCCCTAAACAGCTTCTACCTCGCCACGATTTAACAAGGAGATTGAGATATGGCACTATCCATTTTAGACGGCAACCAGTCGGCAACCACGCTCTCGACCATAGTTTCAAGTGGGCAACACATACCCTCACACACGGTTGTCTCTTTGGGCAGTCAAGCGATCTCTAATATCACGAGTGCAATCAGCGGGACAAGCGTATGCGTTGGCAATCTGGGATTATTGCAATCTACTGTTGGAACAGAGGGAATTACAGCTAATACAAATTTCATTAAAATTGGTGGACATACCGGAACATCTACAACCGGGAATATAGTTCACGTTTCTTCTGTTGGGGCGTTGCGTGTCGATGGTTCTGTTTATACACAACCAGTATCTATTGCGTCAGTTACAATCGGGAACACAGTTACAATCGCTGGAACAGTCACCATCGGCACGGCTCTCCCAGCTGGCACAAACCGCATCGGGGTAGTAACGATTGGCGGTGGGACGGTAACACTTGGGCTAGGAACACAAAGGATTGGCTCTGTAACGGCTTTAGGAAGTCGAGTAAATTATGCAACTGATATTGCAATTCCAGTAGGACTTCAAGGAGATACTGGGTTCGGCTATGGGTATAATGATAACGCATTTATTCCGATTAGAATTATATCCAATCAAACTGGAACTGCCATTGATCTTGTTGGAAACGAAACAGGTGGAAAGCTACCTATTTCTGGCTCCGTTACCATCGGGGCAGGGACAGCACAGATTGGAAGCGTGACGGCCAGCTTACAAGCAAGCTCTATTACGGGCGGTCTAAAAAGTCTCACATATCAAGATATAGCTAGTGTTGCTTACTTAAATACTGCCATTGGCTCGCTGCCCGCATTAGCCGCAGGCACAGCCCAGATCGGCTCTGTAACCGCATCCATATCGAACAGCGTAACGATTGGCTCGCTCCCCGCGATTAGCGGGACGGTTACCGCCAACACCTTCGCCGTCCAAGGCACCGCCGTCACCACCTCTAACTTCACCAGCACCACCGCCTCTACCGTGCTGGCTAACTACGATGCGACAAGGGAAGTGCTGACAATCTTTAACGAGGGGGCTGGCAACCTTCATATTTGTGCGGGGGCAACTTGCACTACTATCGCCTACCAAGTTCGCCTATCTGCGGGGGATTACTACGAAGTGCCGAATCACCAAACGACCATCACTCACTCGGCCGTGTTTGCCACGGCGGGAACGGCTCGCGTTTGCCAAGTTAGCTAGGAGAAGGCGATGCCTTTATCAAGAGGAACATTTGCTCCAGCAACATCCACACAAGCTGGAGGCGTTGGTTTTGTGCCATCACCTGCGGCTGGCGATCAAGGAAAGTATTTGCAGGGAGACGGAACATTCGGTGGGCCGTTGTTCAACAAATTACAAGTTCCATCGGATCGCTACATTGGCCCATTGGTTGCGTACGGTGGAGCTGGAAGCACAAGAACGCTAAATTCTTTTTATGTTTATTTTGTTCCTGTTTATTCAAATGGTAATCGAAGTATATCTGAAATCGTTTTTGAAGTTACAACAGCATCTGGGGCCACCGGGACTCCTACGATGGAGATTGCTCTATATAATTGCAGCTCGACCTCTGGACTTCCAACCACTCAAGTTGCGAATTCTTTAAAAACAGGAATAAGCCCCACAAGCACGGGAGTTAAAACATCAACATATTCTCCTACTTTCACAATGCCCGCAGGCATTTCTTTTGTAGGAATTAAAGTTAAACCTACGGTATCTAACAATGCGACAGGGGTAAGAGCGATGGATGGAACTGGAAGAGAATCTGCGTTTTTTTCTGCTATTGCAAATGGTTGGCCAACCAACCCTACATCATCAAGTTATGCGGCCACAGTTCCATTCTTTATTGCTGGCGATAATGTCGGACTTGCATCTGATTATACTTCATCAAGTTTTTCTTACTCAACCTTTGGGGAATCATTTGTCGCAGTTTTTTTGAAAACCTAATGCCCCTCCTCCTCATCGCCCTCTTGCTCTGCTCTTGCTCGCCAAATAAGCACACAGAGAACAATGCCCTCCCAGATTACGGGGAGATGGGTGCGGCTGAAGAAGCTGGGAGAGTAAAAAGTGAATGAGTGCCACGGATGATAAGGATACCCCAAGCTGGAAGGATTTTATGGCAAGCCTCAAATTCTTGGAGGCCGAGGGCTATATAGAGATATTCTATAACGACAAGGGCGAGAGAATGGTTAGGATTGCCCCCGGTGCGGAGCAAGCTACGCTATGAGTGCAGACCAAGTTGCGGACTTGCGAGAGAGATTGGCAAGAATCGAAGAGAGGCAGGTCAATCTGATTGCCGTTTTAGAGCGTCATACTAGCGAGATAGCCGAATGGACTAGCAGGATGAACGGCAAGGTCGATACCCTAGAAAGGGATGCACACACCATCAAAACAAAGCTATGGCTAGTTGCCCTAGTGTCGGGGGCGGTCTTTTCAACCATCTGGGAACTAATAAAGGTGCGAGTGTTCCCACGATAATTTGACACAAAGGAATATCAAATGGCCGCTACAAGCATAGGACTTACTGGGGTTGCTTTTGGATTAGCCGCCGAAACTGGCGTTGTTATTCAGAGCTTCTCGCTTACAAGCACAGCAGAGACAACTGAAGTATCAAAGCACAATGGCACTCACTCTGCTGTTGCGTTTTCTGCATTCAAAAGGAATGTTAGTCTTTCTGGTAATTGTAGCGGTGCGGTTGCATCCTCTGGAATTGGTGGAACTCTTGCTCTAACTGGCAACACAACCGCGGTATCTAGTGGAACTTACTTTGTGACGGATGTTTCTTTCTCACAAGCCGCCGATGGCTTTAACAGCTTTGACCTATCCGCAACCGCATACGATGGATTAAATACATAATATGGCCGCTACAATCATTGGAAATAGCACAGACCTAGCCTTCGGGATTGCCTCTGCACAGACTGGGATGGTAATTCAATCCATCTCTTCCTCGGCCTCTGCTGATGCAGTTGAGCTAAAGAATAAGGGCGGGGATGTTACGGCGGTAGTGTTCCGCAATAAGAAAGTCACCTACTCCGTAGAGGGTGCATACACGACCTTTAGCGGTAGCGTTGGGGCAACAATCACAGTATCCAACGGAAGCAACTACGACCTCTCTGGTGCGGCCTATATTACTGAAACTGCTAGAAACCGTAGTGCAGATAACTTTGAGACGGTGTCCTTCACGGCAGTTCGATACGATGGTATAAGTTAGTTTTAACCTAGAAATCCTTATGCAAGAAAAAATCCTTTATACTCGCAACATTAAACTAGCCTCGGTTCTTGCCACATTTGGCATCCCATTCAGAGAGAAAGAGCCAATGGCCGTCATTGAGGATGCAGACGATAACAACCGCAGAAGCGTCACATTCTTCTTTAACGACCTTCCTAGTGGTCTTGGGGGCAAGATCGTTGATATGTGGGAAAAGGGCTGGTCGGCAATTACAAACTACGATGACCCCATAGCCTATTGCAGAGCCGTGCTAGAGAACAGAGAGCGTCTTTTGGACGCTATGAACAACGCAACCCCCCTAGTCAAAAAGCAGTTTGGGAAAGCTACTTTGCTTGTTAGCAAGAACGCATCCCCAGAACTACGAAAGAAATTGAGCAAATACCTATGAACCTAGACCTACAAAAAGATGAGGAGATTCTAAACAAGGCACTCGATAAATCCTTTGTCATAAACGAGAGAATGTTTAAGGGAAGTAAGGTTGGCAAGTTCACGCTAGGCACACGAATCGTGATGAACCAGATTCGTGAGGAGGCAGATACTACAGAGTTCTTTATTTGGTCTAGCCTATACTGCCTAACCCATCCAAGGTCGGAGCTAGTGAAGTTAGCTTGGGACAAGGCCAAGTTTAGGGAGGCGGTTTTGAATTGGTCTGACGAGTTCAATGAAGCTGATTTTATTGAAGGAGTTAAGATTGTTGATGAAATCTTTTCTGAAATTGCAGAGGCTCGTGTTCAGACTAACGGAGGAAACGACTCCCCAAAATAGTTCAGCCAGCCGGGATTGCTTCGTCCGTCTGGCTATTTGCAAAGGAGTTCGGGTGGACAGCAGAGCAAGTGCTATGGGAGATGGCAGAAGTGCAACTTGTTCAGCTAGAACACGCTATGCTTGTCAATCGTGGAATTGATGTCAGAAGGCATAACTCTAACGCAGTAAATATCATTGATGATATTCTTGACGATAGACAATAAATTTATGGCTAATGTATTTAAGCTGGATACCAAGGATTTCAATAGAACTATCGATAAGTATATTGAGTTGCGTAATGTTGATTTTCTAACAGAAGTAAATAGACGAGCCGCCAACATCATTATGAAGGCGATGCAATACACAAAAAGAACAAGCCCAGAAAGAGTGGTTAGGGAGCTTGGGGCAATACAAGAAGTAAGAAGGCTAAAGGGCGGCGCTGGCAGAGAGACAAAGGCCAAAAGAAATCGTGACTTCTATAAGGGAACACCGGCAGGGTTTAAGATATTTAATTGGAGGAGAAAGAATAGGCCACAAAGTCTGCCACCCAAATTGCGGGGCGGTGGATTGGGCGGGAAAGAAATGGGGCAAAGGTATGATGGTTTTGTAAAATCTGTTAGGCGTTCTTGTGGTTATATTGTTTCTGGCTGGCTACCCGCATTGAATAGGTATAAACAGCAGGGCATAGCAAATGCAAAATCTGATATTAAGAAAGTTCCAAGCCCAAAGACAACCGCTGGAAAGGGATATGCCATACCAGCACAAAGGGCTGGTGACCTTATTAAAACCATATTTGCAAACACAGCCAACGCTGTTGATAAGATTGGAGTTGCCCCCCTTCGGCTTGCCTTCCGACTAGAAGAACAAGATATGAAAACATATATAGAACGCAAGGAACAAGAGAGGCTTAACAAGCTCAAGAGATAATATGGCCTTTAAGCTAGAGGGAGAGGTAGTCATTGACGGACGCAAGGGAACAACTGCGTTAAAAGACCTTCAGAGGGAGGCCAACAAGACATCTGATACATTCCGTAGGGCTGGTGGGAATACTGAGCGACTGGGGAAAAGCCTATTGTCCCTCGGCCTTAATGCTGGTAGTGCCGGGAAATCCTTGGGGTCGTTGGCTAGACTTGGTACTGGTGGGTTGTTTGGTGCGGCCGTCCTTGGTTCAATCAATAAGTTTGGAGAAACAGTCAAGCAAGCCTCAACTGACTACTACCAATCCCAGAAAGCCTTGTCAGATGCCTTCGAGATGTCATTTAAGAGTACAAGCGTTGAGCAAGCACAAGCTGGCCTAGAAAAGACTGAGGACACGATTGAGTCTTTGCGTGGTAAGATTACCCAACTTGGGGCTTTTGGTGGCATACTCAAGGGCATAGAAAAATTTACTGGCATAAATCTTGGTGTCGGAGACACAGAGAAAGCCCTAAAAACCGCAAGAGCAAATCTAACCATACTTGAAAGCACGGTTGAGGCTAGAAAGAAAGAGTCGGATGCGGCCAAAATTCTTGAAGGAGAATTAAGCTCTCTAGAACTAGCCAACAAAATGAATGCTATTGATATTAAAAATCAAGCATTAAAGGGAGACATTTTAGACGAAAACGCATCAATAGCTTTTAACGAACTGCAAACTGTTGAGCTTGAAATTTTCGCACAAAAAGAACTATTAAAAACACTCGAATCAATAACTGGCGTTAAAAAGAACCAAGAGGCTATTGATAAGAGCCTTGCCTATTTGGCAGACGCAAGGGTTCGCAAGGCTCAAGCAGAATATAATTTGGCAAAAGCAAATAACGATGCGAATGCCAAACGCTCAAAGCAAGCACAAGAGGCCGGCGGTGGTCTATTAGGTGCAAGCAGGGCTGGGCAACAAGCCCTAGATACAGCAAGGAAAGTAAGAGCAAGGGAGGTGAGTAAAAAAGATTTTAGAACGCAAGATCAAGTGTTTGAAAAGATGAAAAAAGAGGAAAATGTTAAGCGTAAGGCCAAGGGCTTGCCACCAGTAACAGCCCAGAATATGCGGGAACAAGTTGCCGCACAACAGGCCGCAGGGGAGATGCCACTACTTTCTGAAAAACTTGGAGCGATGCAGGGGGCAACACCAGCAAGTCAGATCGCCGCAGAACAAGCAAAGGGTGGGGGTGGTGCGGATATGCAAAAAGCATTATTAGATGCAATTAAAGCGTTGTCTGACAAGTTGCCAGCCGCAGTAGCAAAATAATAAATATATGCCAACAACTATTCTCTCCAACATTTCCGGGTTTGACTTTGAGCCAGACATCATAACAGACAATGGCCGTGATGGGATTACAGCCTTTCAATTCTCTGTTGTCGGTTCGTTCTCTGCCCTAAATTCAAATTTTTCTTTAGATGAGGTATTGAGTGGAGTACCAGACCAACCACCCGGTAACTTCCGTGTTGTTCGCAGAAATATGAGTCATATTGCTGGCAATACTTCTGATGGCCTTTATAGACTACAAGTATCAGCAGAGGGCGGGACTGGCGATAATTCCCTTTTTATCCTAGAAACAAGCTACCAATACCAGAGGGAGATTGTGAGTGGTTTTGTTCAAACCATACAGCTAGATATTTCTGTTAATTATATTTGTGAATGGTTGTCCCCAACAGTTACAATCACAACCAATAGCCCAACCGAAGATGTCACGGCAGTTCAAGAAAGGGTTAGGGGTCTTGTTGCAAGCCAAGAGGTGCAGATCATTAGAAATAAACCAGATAGGTCTGCGGTAATCGGAACTGTCCAATATCCAGTATTCGGGCCGGGAATAGATGTAAATGCAATCAACATCATAGGCTCTTCAGTTGAAACTGCTGGTGGTTTATTCAGAGTTAGGGCATCGGCTACAAAAGGCCAAATGCAATTAGTTCTATGAGATTGGGTACTGGAAGTTCCTTTTCTAAAGTTCCAGTATTGGCCGACAATGGGCTAATCACAAAGACCTATCTTCACGACCTAGAAGCGGCAGTAAAGCAACGAACCCCAGTAGCAGGGGCAAATATCGATATTAAGGTGACCGATGGAAGCTATGTAATATCTGCAACGGCGGGGGTTAATGTGTCGGTTGGTGGTGGTGTGCAGGGATTTAACGAGATAACCCTTACTGTATGTTCCAACGGAACACCCGCCACAATCACGGTCTTGGGCAAGTAATTGACAAGGGCATAGACTAAAGTGAACTCTCAAGAGCTATTTCTGGATGTGTCTAGCGGGAGGTTTTTGGATGGTCAAAGCACCATCCCAACTAGCAAGCCGACAATATTTTCTGATGAGCAGAGGAATCTAAAAATCAATGTTCTTCAAGTAAATAAAAATGTTGTTAGCCCAAAGCAACCGGCTGATGACAGTTCTTTTAGGGCTAGGCTTGGAACTACGGCATTGAAATTGGCAGATGGTCAAGCCGTAAGCACACAGCCAATCAATACGATTAGAGCCACCGCAACAATAGTAACATCGCCAGCATCTAGGACAGTTGGTTCAGCTAGGATATTTACATATACACCAGTAACAGCCAATATCATTTCCTCGATAGCAACCTTTCCAATCGTTACTGGGGTATTTAGATTAAATGTTGATTATGTTGCACCAGTCACAGCAAGTGTTACAGCAAATTTTGCCATCCCAGTTCCCTCTATTATTACTAGGCCACTTGGATATGTAGATTCTGGGGCTGGTGGAGTTAATATTGCCAACAGCTACGAGTTTGCAGAAAACCAAATATCGATTAACCCAGATTTAGCACAAGGACTGCGAACCACAGTAACAGCAACATTTTCCTCGGCCATACTTGGCGGCCAAGTTGTTGATTTAGATATTGTAAATAGAGGTTCTGGTTATCCAAGCGGAACTTACAGCCTTAACATTGCATCCCCCACAACTGCGGGAGCTACTTTTACTGCAACAGTATCGGGCGGGGTGGTTACAACAATATCAATCGTAACTGGTGGCTTTGGATACGGAGTCGGGCCATTCAATTTGGTATTTAGTGCAACAACTGGAACACCTGCGGCGGCAACCGCATCTTCGCTTAATGGCTCAATCAATCAAATAACTATTACCACAGGAGGAACTAATTACTCAACTGCACCAAGCGTCACTCTCGATGCACCAACACCGGGAACAGCCGCCGCAACTGTCGTAGCAAGCGGTGGATTTATCCAGTCAATAACAATTACAAGCGGAGGGTTTGGTTATCTTTCCGCTCCCGCTGTAACGCTTTTTAGACCAACAAGATCATTATATGCAACCGGAACAGCGATTGTTGATCTAGGGTGTAAGGGAGTGAACACAAACACCACCTCTCTTATATTTAGCGACCCAGATGGTGCAGAAACACCCCCGACATCCAAAAGACCAGTTGCCTCAATAGCATATACTGGGGAGGGCACTTTGTGGAGAACCACCATTAGCGATGTTGGATATGGATATTCCGCAACTCCAACCGTGTCGCACGACGATATTCTAGCGTTCTTGCCTGTTGCAAGGATGGGGTTTAGTGAAGGTCAAGCGACTGATGTAAATGCATGGTATTCCAGAGTTGTTGATAAAACTATTGTTGGAGGTGGCGAATTTGGGAGAATGATTAGAACTCCAGTAGTCGGCTTTTCTGAAACCGCAACAAAGATCAATCTTGGCGGCCTTAATATTAGGTTTGGCGACGGGTCGGGCATTTTCCCCGATATGTGCAAATTTATTACCGGCGGGATGGGGCAGGATGCGTCTAAAAGGTTCAAGGGATTTAATACAAGTAGTTCACCAGCTGAAAAACAAAGATCCGAGGGTGGTGGTGGAGTTATTAGATATGGCGCACAATTATTAAATGGTATTGGAGTTGTTGTAACCGGGTCTGTTTATGATCCTCGACAGAATAGAGTATTTAGACCAGCAGAAAGAGAAGGCCTACCTAGCTCTGGCAATATTACAGCAGAGGCACGAGCCGCATACTTCCCTCAAGGAACACCGGTGCTTATGTATGGCGTTGCAATTATTGGGACAATAAATCCCCAAAGACTCTATGAAGCACCAGCAACACCCGCCTTGTTCGTTAGAAACACTATTAGAAATACTCCAGATCAATTCGCAAGCCCACAACACGAAAAATTTGCTGGCAAAAGCGTCCGAGTTGCCATTGTTCCAAAAAATAGGAATTTTGCTCCGACCCGATACGCAGTTATGGAAATTGTAATCCCGCCTAGAGACACATCGTATCAAGTAGCTGTTGTAGATAAAGGCGTTAACGGCTCAGAATTTGGCTTTCAAGACTTTGGAGGAGGCAGATTTACGCCAGAGTTTAGACTACTAGACGCAGGGGCGGGGTATCCCTCAACATACAGAGAGGGATTTGATCTTGTTGAGTTGGGCGCACTAACCAGCGACCCAGTTATCTTTGAGTATAGTGGGGCAACTGTCTATACTATGCCAGCTACTTTCAATCTTGGGTTTATTGACTCGCCCTTTTCACAACCTGCCTCTATCACAACTCGACCCGGCCCAGCCTCCGTACAATATCTGCTAGGAAGCGGTGGAGTTGGATACACAAAAAGCGTAAACATTGGATTTCAAACCGTTCAAACTCTTGGCCTAGTTCGTTCTGCCTCCCTGCTTAATGCACCCGCCTCATATTCAGATGGAACATATAGTTGTTCTGTGCAAGCCCCTGCTTCTGGAACGGCGGCACAAATAGATTTAATTGTTAGCAGAGGGGGAACAAAATCTCAAATTGTGGTTGTAAATGGTGGTAGCGGATACACCTCTGCCCCCATTGTGACCGCCCCAGCACCAAACTTTATTAGTGGTCAAGTGAAAAGTGTTTCTGTTTTGACTCAACCTCAAGGATATTCCATTGGGCAATCATTCTCCCTTTCAGTTCCGACAAGTCCGATTGACGGAGGACAAGCCGCTGTTCTGTTCACACAATCTGACTCTGGCTCTGTAAATGTTGTTATTGAAAATCCCGGCTTTGGATACCAAACAGCACAAGTTGCCACAGCACCAGACCCAGATAGGAGATTAGAATCTGGATTCTTAAATACCCTTGAATTGCAAAATAGCCCCAACGGATACATAGTTGGACAGTCTTACTCCTTGCAAATTGGGCAAAGCCCACAATCGGGAGGAAACGCAGTTGCAAATCTTATTAAAGAATCAGAATCTAAATATGTATTCCAGATAGTCAATGCTGGTGCTGGGTATGTCTCTGCCCCTATTGTAACAGCACCAAGCCCAGACGCACCCAATGGACTACTTTCGTCAGTAGCTATAACGACTATGGGTGCTGGGTATGCACCGGGAACATACGAGGCCACAGTTGGCACAGCCCCCTCTGGTGGGCAGACCGCCAAGGTTAATTATGTTGTTGATGAGAATTTGAGTGGTGAATATATTATTGTGGAGAGCGGTAAAGGATATACTTCAGCACCATCTATTTCTGTTCCTACCCCAGCAGGGTCTGTCATTTCCTCTATTTCTATCACTTGTGCTGGCTCTTATTATACCAGCGACAATTATAGTGCAACAATACAAGACGCAACTGGTTCTGGTGCTAGGTTAGATGTTCCAAGAATACAGAATGGGCAGTTACAAAATATCAATGTTCTGGATAAGGGATATGGTTTTACAGATAACCCAGCAATTATTTTCCCCAAGCCTCCCATACCACAATCTCCACAGTTACAAAGAAATCAGCTAGACTTAACCTTCAACATCACAACCGCCTCGGCTAACGCAATCCTATCCACGGCCAGCCAAAGAGACATCCTAATGGAAGTCTATGAGACAGACGGAACGAATGAACAAGTTGTGGCTCAAGCCACAGTCAGCCTAGCCAAGCGAGTTTTAGAATAGCCTTGGGGCTAATGCCCTAAAGAAATCCTTATGGCTAAAGTATTACACGCTAGTGGAAGCGGGTATTTCCCTAATTGCATACAGCAAGGCTCAACTCCAACATCGCCATCAGTAGATCAATATATTCCAATTACGCTTGAGGAGGCTATGTTTATATTTTGGAAGGGAAAAGACTTAAAACTTTCTATTAGTGGTTATTTAATTAACGGCCCCGGTTCTGGTGCATTGAAGGATACCGTAGACCCAAAGAATCAAACATTTAATCGAGGGATTGCAAGTGAAAGTGATTTGGTATGTTATAATGCCGCAAATTATAGCGGGATACATAATTATTCTATGCCCATAACTTATGAGACCACGGTTATTGATGATCCAGATTACCCGCCATTCCCGCCCGGCGATTCTGCTTTTTCATTTAGTTTGGGTTTGGCTACTAGCCCCGTGGATACCTTTTTTGCAACAAAGATATTGGCAAAGGAAAGCATCTATTATGCTAGAGTTAGAGGTTTTACAAACTTGGGCTTCTCTGGGGCTGGCGTGGGTGCTGGTGGGATAAATGTGGTCGGTCAGATTTCTATATCTTTTGGGGCACAAAATTACAGCGTTCCCTTAAGGGGAAACACATCCATATCTTCTGAAGCAATAGGGCAACTAAATGTAACCGCAGAATGGACTTCAATATACGAGTATCAAGAATAGCCCTTGACACCCCTCCCCTTGTTATGAACCAAATCTTAGCCTTCATTCAGTCTCAAGATGTGTTTGCTTGGGTAGGTGCTTTGGTTGCCCTTCTCTCTGCCGTGATTGCAATCGCCTCTCTTATTCCCGGTGACGAGCCAGAGAATACCTTGCAGAAGGTTGTGGATTTCTTGTCTAAGTTTTCTAGGAAATAAAAGATGTGGGAGGCCATTCTCGCCTCGCTTGCTGGTGTAATTGGGATTATCGCTTGGTGGACAAAAAATCGTGCAAAGACCCGCAGGGAAAGAGATGATGAAGAAATCGCTTACAAACGCCGTCTGCGAGATACGGAAGTGGACGCTTGGATTCATCGCCGCTAGTTTGATTTGTGGGTGTGCAACCACCCGCCCCTACGACATTGGCGAAGTCCCGAACCAAGATTCGATTACCGACTACATTATGCGGTGGGACAAGCTCGACCGAACCAAAGCAACCCCCGAAGAATACAGACAGCTTTTTGGGCAATCGCTCAAAACGATATCTCGACTCGTGGAGGAAAATGAAAAACTCCGAAAGAGGCTTGACCAATGACGATTCGGGAGGCCGTGGAAAGATCAAGAAAGCACATCGAAAAGTGCGAGCCTAGTTTTGGGAAGAGAGTAGCGGCTTGGTACTCGGAGTTGATGAGCAAAAAGATTCCAGTTTTAATCTACTGCTCGGTGCGTACTCCCCAAGAGCAAGAGGAACTCTACGCCCAAGGACGCACGAAGGCTGGGGTCAAAGTCACAAACGCTCGTGGGATACCCCCGCAATCGCTCCACATTGACCTAGGTAAAGGCTCTCACGCCATTGACTATGTACCCCTGTCCCGAAGCCCCACCGGGGACTTGCTGGCCTCTTGGTCAGATGACCAAACCTATTCGATCTGCCAGAAGATCGCACAGAAACACCAGCTACGGCATCTCGATTGGGAGCAACCCCACCTTGAGGACGCAACAATTTCTGGGTGGAGGGAATTGGTGTCCACACAAAAGCAACAAGTGAATAATCAAAAAGTTTCCCTAGTCAGTAAGCGTCCGTGGTCTAGTCGTTAATGGATGACATTAGAGCAAGGCGTGGAGAAAACTCAAAAGCATTTTACCAAAAAACACGAACTCCATTTAACTACTTTGCAAGTTGCGGCAGTCGAGTCGATGGAGAAGAAATACAAGAGGGGAGTTGAGGAAAACGGGGGAACGAAGTTATGGGAAATGCCCACGGCCAGATTGGTTGAGGAGTCAATAGCGGAGGCAACCGATCAAATGGTTTATCTTTTGTCCCTACGCCAACAAATGCACATAGTTATGGAATTGGCGAAGGAAGGATGCACAGACGATACATTGACAAATCCCAGAGCTAGAGAGTGTTGTCACCTTATCTACACAACTCTTACAGGTCAATCTAAACCTCCTCTATGAAGCCCTTAAAGTTCGTTGCTTGCGGAGACATTCACGGCGATGAACAAGATGCTCCTTCGGTAAAGGCTCTACTAGCTTTCACGAAAGAATACATCGGCAAGGATGGGGGGCTTGTGGTGTGCATCGGTGACCTCTGGGACTTCCGAGCTATTCGCAAAGGAGCAGGGGACGAGGAGCAAGCATCTAGTTTGCAGAAGGATTGGGATGCAGGGGAGGAATTTATTAGGGAGTTTTTTTCGTACGGAGATGAGAGGGTGTTCCTTCGTGGCAACCACGACGAAAGGATATATGACTTGAGCCGCAACTCTCGAAGCGGAATAGCAAGGGACTACGCCAATGATGGGATTGAAAACATCGAGGCCATTATGAAAGAGACAAGGGGAAGAATGTTCCCTTACGATTCCGTTGCTGGCATCTACAAGTGCGGGACGCTCTCATTCGCACACGGCTACGGACACGCTATGCACTCGGCAAAGCAACACAGCGATGCTTATGGCGATGTTATCTTTGGGCATACCCACGCCATCGATTATTTTCGTAGCGTCTCCATCGACCCCCGCACCGGGTACAACATCGGATGCCTCTGCAACAAAACCCCCGAATATAACCGAGGCCAACTGCGGAGACTACGATGGCAACACGGCTGGGCTTATGGGATGATTCATCCAGACAAGACCCACGATGTTTTCCAAGCACGACAACGAGGAAATAAATTCCACCTACCGACAAACATAAAATCCTTCTAATGAAATCCCAACGAAATCCTTGGCAGAAACTTCTCGAAGAACACATCCAGAATAAAGAATGCCCCCCACGACCAGAGGGCTTTAAGACGAGAGAAGAAATAATGGAATTGATGGGCAAGAAATCCAGTTCGATTGATCGCATCCTTCGTGAGCTACTCGATAAAAAGAAATTGGAGGTTCGGAAAATTCAAGTGGTTCTTACAAGCAAAAAGGGCTTGAGAATCTTTAGATGGATAAAAGCCTATAAAATCCTCCCTAGTAAGTAGCGTGTTGATAGGGACTTACAAATAATCGTAAATAAACCCTTGACAAGTTGTGGGGGTGTGCTAGGGTTGGAGTATGCAAACAACCAACAGCAATACCACATACTCGAAACAACGCCACACCTTCACCCACAATCACGATTACGAAAGCGAATCAGTCAACGCAATCGTGTATGGTGG